CAAATGGATCTCTTTCTCACGATAGAATTCAAGACGCACTTCTTAAGTCTGGTATTGCTAAAAAGTTTGTAGATGATGATGGCAAAGAGACAACAGAGTTTAAGATTATTAGCAACGATCCTCCAATTTACGGTTATGGCGATGGAATAATTGAATGGAACAATGAAGAACTTGTCATTGAAATTAAAACAGTTAACAATGAAGGATTTGAATACATTAAAAAAACCAACAAAGCAAAAAGTTATCACATTGCTCAACTTTTAATTTATATGAAATTATTAAAAATGGGCAAAGGTCTGGTTATATATGAAAACAAAAACAATCATGAATTGTTTATTGTTCCCATTGAAGTAAATGATCATTATAGAGCATGGATTGATCAAACATTTGATTGGATGAGAACAGTAAAACAAGCCTGGAGGGATAGGCAACTACCACAAAAAACATACAGAGCAAATTCTAAAATTTGCAAAGGATGTCCAATACAAAAAGCATGTGCCTTGTCAGAACCAGGATTAATAAAAATTAATCCTCTGGAGCAATTGAGTGAAGCCATGTGAGTGGTGTGAGAATGAATTTTCTCCTGTAGTAAGTTATCAAATTTATTGCAGTCCAGAATGTCGCACTCAGGCAACAAAAATTAAAATTGCAGAAAAACAAGTAATTAATAAAAGAAGAAAAAGATATGGCAAAGATCGTAAATGTGCAAGGGGATGTGGAATTATTCTTTCGGCATACAATGATTCTAATTACTGTGAAAACTGTTCGGTAGATAATAAAAAAGTAAACAAAGCATTAAAAGAATTAAAGGGTTTTATAGATTATGAAGATAGAACTTAAATTAACAAAGTTTGTTGCTATTGATGCAAGCACAAACAGTTTGGCCTTTGCTCTTTTTGAGTTTGGACAAATCAAAAAGTATGGCAAAATTAATTTTGAAGGCAAAGATATATATCAAAAATGTATTGATGCTTCTAAAAAAACAATGGCATTTTTAACTCATCCAATGTTTATTAATACAGACTCATTGATTATTGAACACACTGTGTTTATGAATAGCCCCAAAACTGCAGCAGACTTGGCCCTAGTACAAGGAGCGATTATAGGAGCAGCGGGAGTATTAGGGATAATTGATATAGCAAAGGTATCTCCTATTACCTGGCAAAATTATATTGGAAACAAAACGTTATCTAAAGAAGAAAAACTTGCGATTAGATCAAAAAATCCAGGAAAATCAGATGCGTGGTATAAATCTTATGAGCGTAATGTAAGAAAAGAAAGAACAATAAGGTTTATTGAAGTTAATTATGATAAGATTATAGATGACAACGATGTGGCAGATGCCTGTGCTATAGGTCACTGGGGTCTAAACAACTGGGAAAGGGGAATTAGTTAATGCCAGAATTAAACGCCAACATACCTCCAATAGAATGTTATGTTCGTGGTAATTTTTTAAGAGATCAAAAAGATTCGCATGATCAATATTTTCCCTGTGTTATTTTTGGAGTATCTAGCATACCGAATCGTAGCCCCTTGTTTCATTTTATGATGGAAGACGGGGGCATTTGGTGGCGTATGCCAATCAATGCATTTTGTACAGAGCCTAATGTACCAGAGGTTGACATACATAATTTAGTACTGTGGAATTCATTTAGTCCCTTTATTACAGTCACTAAGTTTTCAAACCTAGCAAATCTTCGTATGTTTTATATGGATAGAACTAAGACCAAGATTTCTGGTAAGTATTTGTTTACCCTTGACTGGTATGGTGGAGATGCCAATAATCTTGATGATGGTTATTCTGAAAATCCTGGACAACATAAATGTGGCCACGTCATTCAACGCGAGGATGGTAATTTTGCTATTCAACCAAACAACCGTGTGTTTGTGCTAGAGCCTTCCTTTACTACCAAATTTGGGAAACCGTTAATACATAGGCTTATTAATTCTACTCGCAAGTGGGATGTTGAGGATGCTTCGAAATGGATAACAGAAGATTCAGATGCATATCATTATGACATTATGAACATGGAGAATGAAGGCGGTCCTGTATTAGATAAATACTCTGAAAGATTAAAATATATGGAGGAAAACGGTATATGAGCAATAGGGATTCGTTTAAATTTGAAGAAACTGATAATGATGTGGTTTTAACTGTTGCTACAAGATGTCCTTCTAAATGGCTGTTGGTAGACAGAGAGACTGGTCAAGTATATCAAGGAAATGTTGGCGGGTATTGGGATAAATTAAAAACATTAGAAAGAATTGACAAATAATATCATGGGTGCTAAACTATATACAAATGAGGCGTGGTTACGTAAAAGATACATTCTTGATAAAAAGTCAGTTCCAGAAATTGCCAAAGAGTGTGAAACAAGTGCAGAAACTATCTATGTGTACCTTGCAAAATTTAGATTAAGGAAGTCAAAACGATGAGCGATGATTTAAGAATTATTGTAGATCAAGTAAACCATCCAGAGCACTATACCTCTGACCCATCTGGTGTTGAGTGTATTCAGATTACTCGTCATAGAAATTTCAATGTTGGTAATGCTTTTAAGTATCTTTGGAGAGCAGGCCTTAAAGATGAGTCCAAACATATTGAAGATTTAAAAAAAGCAATTTTTTACATACAGGATGAAATTAATAGACTTGAGAGAAAAAATGGGTAGAAAAAAGAAAAGTCAAGTATTAGATAATGGTAAATACACAAAAGTAAATACAATTATTGTTGATGGGCACACTATTGAACAGGGCGAAATGATTAAAATTAAAGGCGAACACGGTTCTCGTTTTAAGTTTATAAGTGTAACAAAAAACAACGACAATGGTTTGGAGTGGGTAGATTGCGTAGAGTATGAAAAAGGATTTCCCAGAGCAATGCGATCTTTTGATAAAGAAAAAGTAAGCCGAATTCCTAAAAGGAGGAAGCATGTCGAAAGATCTTGAAATTATAGAACATTTAGATGAAATAAATAAAGTTGTTGAAGAATATTTAAAGGGTAGCGATCCAACAAAAATATCTAAAGATTTAAGTATTCCAAGAACTAGAGTTGTTGCACATCTTAATGAATGGAAAGTTATGGTATCTGCAAATGATGCTATTCGTTCTAGGGCCAAAGAAGCACTTGCTGCAGCAGATGCACACTATGGAAAACTTATTTCTAAATCATATGAGGTTATTGATGAAGCAACCATGAATAATAATCTTAGTGCAAAAACTGCTGGTATTAAGTTAGTATTAGATATTGAAGCAAAAAGAATAGAAATGTTACAAAAGGCTGGATTGCTTGAAAATAAAGAACTTGCAGAAGAAATGCTTGAAATTGAAAGAAGACAGGAAGTTCTTGTTGAAATATTACGAGATATTGCAAAAGATCATCCACAAGTTCGTGATTTAATTATGCAAAGATTGTCTGACATTTCAAAGTCAGATGAGGTGATTACAATTGTCCACGATGTTCAATGATTTTCTTGAAGCATTGCAAGATAATCCATTTGAAAAAAATCCAGTAGATACAAAAACATTTGTAGAATCTACAGACTATCTAGGGCAACCACCATTGTCAGACATACAGTATGAAATTGTAGAGGCAATGAGTCAAATATATAAAAAGACAGATCTTGAATTATTAATGGGTCCTGTCGAAGGAGCAAGATACTATGATAAATACACTAAGAACGAAATTATTTTACAACTTGGGAAGGGTAGTGGCAAGGACTTCACTTCAACTGTGGCTTGTGCCTATATTGTGTATAAGTTACTATGTCTTAAAGATCCCGCAAAATATTTTGGCAAACCGTCTGGGGACGCGATTGACCTTATTAACGTTGCTATCAACGCCCAACAAGCGAAGAACGTCTTCTTTAAAGGATTCAAAACAAAAATAGAAAAATCTCCCTGGTTTGCAGGAAAATATAATGCTAAAGTGGACTCAATTGAATTTGATAAATCAATTACAGTTTATTCTGGACATTCAGAAAGAGAATCTCATGAGGGCTTAAACCTATTGCTTGCAGTTCTTGATGAGATTTCTGGTTTTGCTAGTGAAGTTGGAACTGGAAATGAACAAGGTAAAACAGCAGACAATATATATAAAGCATTTAGAGGAACCGTAGACTCTCGTTTTCCTGATTTAGGAAAAGTTGTACTACTGTCGTTTCCAAGATATCAAGGCGACTTTATTTCTGAAAAATATGAAAGTGTTATTGCAGAAAAAGATGTTGTACATAAATCACACAAGTTTATAATCAATCCATTACTTGATGCAACACCAGAAAACACACTAGATATTGAATGGGAAGAAGATCATATTATTTCATACAAGTTGCCTGGAATTTGGGCACTTAAAAGACCAACATGGGAAGTAAATCCAACTAGAAGCATTGATGATTTTAAAGTTGCATTTTATAATGACTTGGGCGATGCAATGATGCGTTTCTTGTGTATGCCAACTTACGCCTCTGATTCATTCTTTAAACAAAAAGATAAGTTACAAAATTGCATGACGTTAAGAAATCCAGTTGATCAATTTAGAAGGTTTGATCCTGGATTTGTTCCAGACCCAAACAAAACATATTATGTTCATGCTGACTTAGCACAAAGACATGACAAGTGTGCTGTAGCAATTGCACACGTTGAAAAATGGGTAAACCTACAAGTAATTAAAGATTATGATCAAGTAGCGCCAATTGTTGTAGTAGATGCAGTTGCATGGTGGGAGCCTAAAAAAGAGGGTGCAGTAAATCTTAGTGAAGTAAAAAATTGGATTATTAATCTTAGAAGACTGGGTTTTAATATTGGCAAGGTAACATTTGATAGATGGCAGTCATATGATATTCAACAAGAACTTAAGGCTGTAAATATTAATACAGATACAGTGTCAGTTGCTAAAAAACATTACGAAGATTTGGCTATGCTTGTTTATGAAGATCGTATTGCGATGCCAAACATTCCCCTGTTACTAGAAGAATTATCTGAACTTAAGATTATGAAAAATAATCGTGTAGACCATCCACGAAAATCATCTAAGGACTTGGCTGATGCAGTTTGTGGTGCAGCCTTTGGTGCAATATCATATACTAGTAAAGAAAATAATCTTGAAGTAGAGGTTAGAACCTGGTCAAGCGCACACAAAGAAATGCAAAGGCAAAGACGGCAAGAACTAGAAAATGAAAGAAATAATGAGATGCCAGACGATGTAAAAGAGTTTTTAGGAAAACTCAATTTGCTATAGACTGTCTTATCTGCTATAATAGAATTCTGGCTAAAAGGTCAGATAATACATAAAACAAGGAGAAATGAATGAAATCATTCAAAAAGATTGCCCTTATCGTGTCTGCAGCACTTTTGGGTTCAGTCGCAGTAATAACACCAGCACGCGCTAGTGTTCCTACAGTTGCTGTTACTGTTAATGCCGTTGTTGATAATGATGCAAATACTATTGCAGGTGCGGCAGTTGTTACAGTTCCTGCAGATAACAAGGTTGAGGCAGCAGATGCAGTTAAGTTTGCTCTCACCAACATTGTTGCAGGAACTTCAGTTGTTGTTACAACAACAAAGGCTACAGTAGTTCCAGCGCTTCACACTGCAACAGTTCCAGTAAACTCAAAGTCTGGCTCAAACACTCTTACCATTAATGTTGGTACTGGTACAACAGCAGAATTTTTTGTTTACACAACAACCACTGAGGTTGGAACAGTCGTTATTGTTAACGGATCAAACTCTCTTACATACTATGTAAAGGGTACAGCAGGTGCAGCATACAACCTTGATGCAACAGTCAGGTCTGATGTTAGCACTGCAAGCATTGCAGAAAATATTGTTAAGGTAACAGATATCTTTGGAAACATTGTTGGGGGAGTTACACCAACTGTTGCCGTTATCGGTGCAACTATTGAAGTTGCTGCTGGTGCATCTGATGCTACAACGGGTATTTCAAAGTTTAGCGTTAAGTATCCAGCAATCGCTGGTCAATCAGCAATTAGCATTGCACTTCCAGGTGCAGTTGCCGATGTTGATGGCCTTGATGCTGCTAAGAAGTCAACTGTTAAGTTTGTTACCGTATCTGACCTCGCTTCTGAGGTAACAGCACTTAAGGCAGTTGCTGCAAAGGCTGCAGAGGAACTCGCTGCAGAAAAGGCTGCTCACGCAAAGACAAAGGCATCACTTGCTCAGGCTTTGGGTAGTGTTGATCTTGTAACAAAGACTGCTGAAACAACAAAGGCTACACTAGATGCAGAACTAACAAAGGCAAAGGCTGACCTTGCAAAAGCACAGGCAGACCTTAAGGCCCTACAAAAGAAGTATGCTGCTCTTCTAAAGAAGAAGAAGTAGTATATCCGCCAAACGGGCAGGTTGAAATATACCTGCCCTTTGTGCTATACTAATATAGTATCTGCCTAACGGGGATACAAAAATAACTCGCTGAAAAGGAGAAAAAAATGGTAACACAATTTGCTATGGATCTATTCAATGATCCTTTTTTTATTGGATTCGGAAGAAATTTAGAACGAATCAGCAATAATAAAGATATCTTCGGAACTAACTATCCACCTCACAATTTAATTAAAATTGATGAGGATAACTATAGAATTGAACTTGCAGTAGCAGGTTTTTCTAAAGAGGATATTTCTGTAGAGTTACATCAAAATGAACTTACAGTATTCGGAGATAAAGAAAGTGATAATGATGCTTCTTTTGTTCATAAGGGCATTGCATCAAGAAACTTTAGAAAAATATTTGCTCTTGGAGAGTATATAGAAATTATAGAGGCTGAAATGAAAGATGGCCTACTAGTTATTTCTTTACAAAGAAAAATTCCAGAAGCAAAGAAACCAAAATCAATTAAAATCAAGTAAATTCACAGACCTGAGTATGTCTTTAAACTGCTCATTTTTTAATATAATGTTATAATAATCCTATCAGACTACCCAGTTTGATTAGGAGAGATAATTGAAACGGATTGCCCGAATCCTTGCAGTTTTATGTATGGTGTTTGCTACCTCATTCTTTGGCTTTATAGAAGATGCAGGGGCCACAAATACTAATGGCATAACTGCACAAGTATATAATTGCAACGGATTTAATGCTTCCCCTCCAAGACCATGTAATCAAAATGCTCCAATAAACACAACAACGGTTTCAGAAATTAATTTTCAATGGGGTTCAGGCACAATATTAAGTAATATATCTGAAGATGTAGAGGTTAAATTTACTGGCTACATAATGTCTCCTACAACAAAAACAGTTACTTTTTATGCACCCGCAGACGATGGTGTTCATTTCACCTTTAATAATGCCGTTTTAATTAATGACTGGGTAGATAAAGGTGGCGGAGGAAGTATAAGTCAGCCAGTAACATTACAAGCAAATACACCTTATCCGTTTACCTTTTGGTACTATGAAAACGGTGGTGGAGCGAATGTCTGGTTATATTGGAATGATGGATCTGGAAATCAAATTGTCCCTTCTTCGGTATTTTATTTAACAGAGCCTACCCCACCTCCACCACCACCTTCATTAAATGCTCCAAGTTCCCTGATGGCTACAGCAGAATCAAATGGAATAAATCTAACTTGGGCAGCACCATCACCAACTTTAGCAAACACGGCTGTAGAAAGATATGCAATAAGTTGGTCTACTAGTAACTTTACAACAAATGGTTGGGGAATAGCAACAGACAATGTTGGAGGTCCAACAGCACTAAACACATCTATTCTTGTTCCCTATGATACTTTAAATTCTACAGATGGCAGAGGGAAAACATATCAATTTAAAGTACGAGCAGATAATGATACACTCTCAACATATTCTGCAGACTCAAACATTGTTTCAATATATGTTCCGTCTAGTGCACCAACAATATCTTTAACTCCGTTAAACAACTCTATCCAAGTTTCGGCATCTCATCCAGACGCTAATACTTGGTTTTATCAAATTCTTACATCACAACAAGGCTGTTCTAACCCATACGATCAACAAACTTTGAATACAGAAAATCATCCAGCAACATTTACAATTAATAATTTACAAAACGGATGTTTGTATCAAGTAAGGGTAGCAAACTGGACGGGTACAGTGAATCTATATGCTAGTGCTACAACAACTCCACAATATATTCCAGCCCCACTTCCATTTACTCCAGAATATACTATTAATGAAAACGGTTCTTTGGTTGTAAATGCACCAGAAAGCAAACTTATAGATCAAATATCTGGTTGGTATGGTAATCCAAATGACGGTTCGCAAGGATTAAATGTTTCTAATTTATTAACTCAACAATTTACTAATTTAAATACCGTTACATTTAATGCTACAAACGAGGCATTTACAGATCCAGTTCCTGGAGTTGGAAAAATATTAATACTTTCTATTACTTATAAAAATGCTCCAGAACCAGAGCCTACCCCAACACCGACACCAACACCGACACCAACCCCAGAACCACAGCCAACCCCAACACCGACACCAACCCCAGAACCACAGCCAACGCCAACACCAACCCCTTCTCCTGAGCCTCAACAGGCTCCTCAGCCTCCTGTAGAACCTGCTCCGCCATCTCCCCTAACACCTACTCCAGAACCTCCCCCTGTTCGTCCTCCAGACCCAATTGTAGTTCCTCCAGTTGTTCCTCCAGTTGAAGAACCAGAGCCTGAGCAACCTGTTGAGCCTGAGCCAGAACCTGAAGTTCCTGTTGAACTAGAGCAACCAGTTGATGAAACTCCAATTGATATACCTGATCTCCCAGACGATATTGAATTAGATCCAATAGTTGTTCCAGAAGATCCAGATCCGATTGAAGACCAACCTCTTGAGCCAGAAGATCCCGTTCAAGATAATACAGAGACTGAAGTTCCTCAAGAGACCATAGATGAGTCTCCTCAAATTCAGGATGATTTTCAGGAAGATTCATCTGACACCATAGAACAAATTATACAACAAGAAATAGAAAAGATTGCAGAAGAAATAGGATTGTCAGAAAAGGATGCTGAGTTATTAGCAGAGTTAGTAAAGTCTGATCCTATTATTGCACAAGCAGTTGAAGAATTTAATCAAAGAGCAGAAGCAAATGAAAACGCACCGATGCCATATACATTAGCAGATGTTGCTACTGAACTTCAAGCAGAAGAAGTAATTGCAGGATTGACTGAAGCATTTACAAACCCAGCAGCAGCATTTGCTGGAGCAGCAGAAAGTTTTGCAGAACTTGCTAATTTTGCAGGGGATTTATTAAGCAATCCAGCAGAAGCGTTAGCAAGTCTTGGTTCAGACATGACTGATGATCAAAGAGAAAAAGCGCAAGAAGTTATTATTCCTGTGATTATTGTTTCGCAGGTAGTTAATGCAATATCAAGTATGTTATCAGCGAGGAGGATGTAATGAAACTAATTAAAAAATTAATAAAAGGGTTTCTATCCTGGGTTAAGGACTCAACAATAGAAATAGCAAACCAAACATTTACCTTGCTTGGATTTTTTATTGCTTGGCTTACCCTAACAGGAATGGCTAGAACTATAGTTGGTTGGGCAATTTTATGGTCAACTATTGTTTGGATTGTAACCCTAAGAATCCGAAATAAGAAGGGGGAGTAATATGGCAAAGAAAAAAGAAGTAATAGAAGAACCTACCCAAGTTGGATCTGGTGCAATTGCTAGTATCAATAATATATTAATGCGTATTATTGCAGTATTTGCAGCATCTGGTTTAAGCGTTATTGGTGCAGGTGCCGTTGTTGGCATTAGCACTTTTCATGCAGTAGTTCTTGCTGGTACACTAGGAGTAGCCACAGTAGTTGAAAAACTGGCTCGTGGGTTTCTGGATGACGGCAAACTTACCATTGAAGAAATCAATAATGCGTTTTCTGCAGTGGACAAAAAGGGCAAATAGGACATCCTAATCTGGGTTGTTTGACACGATACCCCTCTGATGGTACAATTGACTTACGTGCTATCAAAGGGGTATTTGTGACTTGTATTGCGGTTGTCCGTAAAGATGAAAAAATTTATATGTCTGGCGAACGTGGTGTATCTGATGATGATATGATGCTGCCATCTTCAACACCTAAAGTGTGGCAACTTGGTCCATATATTATGGGGTATGCAGGAAGTATGGATGGTGAACGCATTAGACATAATTTTAAACCATCTGTTCCATCTGGAAATAATATACAAAAGTTTATGTATACAAAGTTTATTAAAGAGTTAAGAGACTTCTATCAAGATTGGTGGGTAGATACTACAAAAGATTCTGACTTTGGAATGATTATTTGTGTTAAAGGTGAAATATTTGAACATAATGCAGTAGACATGTCACTAACACAATACAATAATGAATATCTATGTATGGGGTCTGGATCTTCATATGCTATGGGATATTTATATGCAACAGAAAATCAAAAAGATGCACGAAAAAGATCTATTGGTGCAGTAGCATCTGCAATTAAATTTTCAACATCTTGCATGGGTCCTATTGACACAGTGAGTGTTTAGTGAATCAAATTAATATTATTAAATCAGAAAATAGTAAAATTTTGCAAAAAAATATTGAGTTTTGTAAAAACAATGTTATAAAAAATTTTAATTATTGGAATAAGCAAAAACAATTTAATAAAATTTTGTCAAATACAGACTTGTTTGTAATATTTGCTGATGAAAATGAACATGATTGGTTGTATAATGAATGTAAAAGGTTTGATTTAGAAAAAGCAGTTCCACCTAAAGAATCATTAAATGAAAAAAGTGTTCGTGGTGGAGGGTCAGTAAATGGAAATAATAGTAATGAATTGGTTTTTTGGCAAGTTATAGGTTCAAAATTTGATCATGAATTGGCAAATACTGGAAATTTAAAACTGTTTGGCCATTTATTTATACACTCTATTCAAGTAAAGTTTTTTTTAGAAAATTCTAAAAATTCAAACACTGTAAAAATTACAGAATGTCCTTGTTGGTTTATTGAAGGACAATGTGATTATCATGCTATTAAAGAATT